ATGTTGGCATTTTTGAATTCTCTTTCATTCATTCTCCAGAACATTCGGACAAATGGCTGGGAGGTGGAGAGAGTTTTTTGATTTAACTTCATGTCTTTTCTCCTTTTTGACGGCTGTAAATAGTTAGTAATCCTGTTTTCCTTTCCATCTTTTTCTCCCTAGTTTTTGTTCAATCCGTCAAAGAAGAGGCATTTTTCGTCCTCTTCTTTAAGAGTTTGGACAAGATTGGTGCTTTAGTGAAGAACTCTGATAGTAGTGTAGGAAATCCTGGAACGTTTCTTGAGATAGCCTTTTAGCTCAAGATAGTTCTTTGCCCACTGAACTATCTCAGAGCTGGTCTTTTCTCTCAGAACAAAAAATCTTCCTCCCCGCAACTTTCTTGGTGTCTTGGGTTGGTTATAGACCTTCTGTTCTACGAGGTTGAAATGCTCTTTCTTCATGAATCTGTTAGCTGGACTAACTTTCGGAAAGCTAGAGTTGAGAATATTAGCAAGAGCGCGTTTTTCTTCTGGTGTACGTTTCATTTTTCTCTCCATTAAAATAATTCGTTAAAACTTCAAACAGGACAGCTCTTTGAAAAAGCCGCCAGACTAAAAACTGAGCTAAGGATGGAAGTAAAGAATCTAACCAAAGCCCATGAAGGTGTGTTCCAAGGTGTTATGAGTGAGATTAGAATAAGTACTAATGCTATTAAGAGAAATAGATTACTTGAAATTCTCATCTTCTCACTTTCCATCCAGCCGGGCAACCGTAGTAGGTTGTTTTGTTTTTCTTCTCTTCTGCTGGTACAGTGTACCATTTGAGAGGTGCTAGAGGAGTTTCCTCTTTGTCCGAAGAAACAAGAAACCAGACTGTTCCCACAGGCTTAATTTTAGCGCCAAATTGGCTCAGCAAAGGACGTAAACGACCGAGAAGAAAGATAGTTTGCATCTCTTTGTAGGGAATCCTGATTTGAATATGCCCACTGTTGTTATGAAGTTGGGCGATTTTATGTTCTCTTAGATAGTAGGTAGTGAAGATTCTACCCACTACAACTCTAGTGAAGTTCTTTGCACTTGTCAAAGGTTTTCGACTGAAGAAGCTCTGTGCTGCTTCGGTCGCGATTCTTGAATATTTCATAATTCTTTCTCCAAACAGCGTTTGATTTTTTGCTCATGGTGAAAGGAAGCAAATCTTTTCAACTCTTCTCTATCCCCGTGATTGTTTAATTTGAACTTCAGGGGCCTTCTCATTGCCTCTGAAGGCCAAGCAGGGTAGAACCAGAGAGTTAAAAGTTGCTGATCACCGGAACCATTTACAATGAGATGATAGGCCGATCCGAGGGGTGTTAGTGCAAGGGCGTCTTGGTACCACTTCAACTTTGTTATCTTAACGTTCATCTTTCTTCCTCCTGTGTTGACTTGCTCTTCAGTGCAAAAGTCGTCATCTCTTGCAGACAAGGAGAGTTTTATTTCTCTCCTTGTTTCGCTTTGGTTAGGTTAAGACAAATTCAACTGTGGCTGAGTTTGTCATTCCTATCTCTTCTGCGTCCCGATCTACAATGAAAGGCAGAACAAGACTAAGAATGATTACAATAATCAGGATTATCTCAAGTAGTGCGTTTGGTATCACCTCCTTTCTGCTTTTTAAGTTAAATGAGAGTAGTCCGTATTCCCAACTCTTCGGTAACTAAGACCGCCTCTTGCTCAAAGCGGTCTTTATAAACTTCTGCCACCATCCTTATTGTGGGCACTAATGATGACGTCTCTATTATGACAGTAACTATTTTGCTTCTTTCCTTTTCCCCATTCCAGTATCCGATACTTTCTGTAACGGTGAAGCCTGGGATGGACTTTGCAAGAACGCCTGACTCAAAGCCAAGCCATTCATCAAGAGTAAGTTCGGTTCCATTGGGCCGAGAGAGACCGAAATAAATCTGGATCTTATGGGCTTTCATTCTGATCTCCTTCTTAGCAAGGTTTATTGTTTAATTCTCTGAACCCTGCTAGGCTCGTGCTAAGAGCTACTCTGCGAAAGTTAATTGACTTCCGATTATGGGTTATGGAATAAATGCTGTTCTCCCTTTTTTTGAACTTAAGTGGAGAGGTGGAGTTTCTTGGTGTTGTTCTCTTGGCAGAAAGAGAACGATTGGTTTTTTGGCTCTGAATACTTTTTGGGCTGATTCTAATAGGTTTCATTTTTCTTCCTCCCTTAGCTGTCCACTTGGAGCCAGAGTTTTCCGGTAATAAGAGAATAATCGCTCTCTTTCACTAAGTGTTAACGATTGGTTAAAGATTGCTTTGCGTAGGAAACTATAGCCATCTTTAAGATAGAATGTGATAATTAGGTACAATCTTGGAGCTGTATTTTTGGCGATTGTGGCATTAGTAAAATTAAAGCTTTCTTTCATCTTCTTTCCTCCTGCTGAAGTTAAGAGAGAAGTTTTCTTTTTTTCTTCCCTCCTCACCTCAGAAGGTTTGCAAATGGTGAGGTTGAGAACACTCTGGGCGGACTTATCCCTTGAGTTTAATCAAAAACTACTGGATTTTTGCCAACTTCCAAAAGATTCTTTCCCTCACCATTTGCAAACTTTTCTTCTTTGCAATCGATTGACTTGTTTGAGCAGTTTTCTCTTCCAAGGAGAATCAAGAATCCGAAGGAGTGTTAACCGGTATTAACTCTAATCCTCAGCACAATCTTTTCTTGTTCTAGGTTGAAAGAAAAGTTTAGCTGCTCACTAGAGAGAGAAAACTAATCTTTCTCTCTCCGGTTAGAAGCTAAGGTTCTAACTAGCAGGTTTTCCCTGCTACTTTCAGCATTGATGTTACCTCTTTTTGGTTGAATTTCTTGCGGCTTTTTTGAAGTACATCTTTTTCCCTTCATTGGAGCAAGAGGCACCAAGTTCTTTTTTTCTAGGGAGAAGCGCGTGAATTCTTCACTTTAACCTCCTTGGCAGAGCTTTCTCTGTCCAGTTAATGGTTTGGTAGTTAGGATTTCCTTTTTTCTAACCAGCCAGCAGAGAAGGAAAGGTGCTATGAACGAACATGCTTTCCTGCTCTAATTGCTGTTTAGCATTTTTATTCAGTTGTCAAAGAGCTGTTTTTCTTGGAGTCGCTTTATTAAGCCCGCTTATCTCCTTTCTTTTCTTTTCTCTTACCTTACTGTAAGAGATTTTCCAGAAAAGGTCAAGGAAAAGTTGATTTTTTCTTTGTTTATTTTCAACTTTTTTTTTCTGATTGTTATCTCCAACAACGAGTGCTTGAAAGGCATTCATTTAGATGAATTAATCTTTTATTTATGAAGACCTGTGAATGCCTGATGATGTGGTAATAGGTATTAGGGCAGTGTTGACTTCTTCTTAGATCAATTCTGTAGTGTCGATAGGTTTGGTCAAAGCGTTCTTTTGGTGTCATGAGAATCTCCTTTGTAGTGTCTCAGGTGCGACAAGTGAGACGATTGAGACAGTTGAGCACCCCCCCCCTCCTATAGTTGGAGATTAATTGAGGATGCTTAATGATTTTAGTAAGTTAGTTTTAAGTGACTGATTTTGCGTGTGTTTTATTCATCAGTTTAGTTAATTATATATTAAATATATATAAAAAATATTGATATAAACATATTTAGGAGCTTCTAAAGCACTGAAATGACTAAGTTTTTTCCGTTAGATTTTTATATATTTTGTAATTTGAAAGAAAAGACTTGACAAGGAAATCAAGCCTTCTCTTTTCTTCTTTTCTTGAGGGCACCCCCCTGTCTCAAGTGTCTCATTTGCCTCAACTGTCTGCCTTGAGACATTTCAAATATGCCCGCCCGCTTCCAGTTCCTCAAGCGTTATTCTTGTTTGCCCTGCCTTTCGTGCTCCCTGTTCCATCTCCGGCGGCCCGTCACACCCTGCCAAGAGAACCAAAACCAACAAAATTCCTAACCATTTCATCTAACCACCTCCACTCGGTAATTTTTGTTACCACCATTCCTAAGAAGCCAGCAGAAGTTTCTAACTCTAATTCCATTAAGTACGCTTCTCCTGACTTCCTTTTCCAAACTTCCAGGTTATTCTAAGTTTCATCCTAGTTCTCTCTGTTGAGCCACTCGTTGAAATTCTCACCTGTTCTCTCTTCTCTTTCGTTGATAGGATTGAGAAGAGAGAAGAAAAATTGAACTGTCCAGATAACAAGCATAGCTGGCAATGTCAGTAGTTTAACTAACGTTTTCATGACAGCCTCCTTTGAGTGCTTACCTACACATAAAAATCAACCTGTTTCCGTGTTCGTCTTCAGTTGGGTAGTCTGCGAACACAAACTCCACCAGCCGTTCCCATCCCTTTGGGACTGGATGACTCCTGTTTATGTGGTTACCGCCCCTGCGTCGGTACTCATTACCGCCGTTGACATAAAAGTACATTGGCTCACCACCTTCAGGGCTACCAAAATTAAACCTAACGCATGATGGAAGCCCATCTTCTTTCACTATTTTTCTGATGTTCGTTGCATATTCTCGACATGATATCATAATGTTCTCCATGTTTAGGGTTTGTTGTGCTGCTTTCTGTCTACTCTTGCCCACCTGAGTGTGGAAGAAGAGTAGAAAGGAGAGCTTATAAGATCTCCATCCCCTCACCTTCCACTGCTTCCTCGGCCAAAAAGATCAATCCTTCCAGCTCTTCGTCTGTTGGAACTCTCTTCTTCCACCCTGTGAAGTTACAAATCAATCTAACAACCTGATCCTCAGAGAGCCACTCACTCCAGTAACAAATACAACTAGTTTTGCTTGTGTTCATAACAACCTCCACTCTTTCTTTTCTTTTCTATTAGCCTAACCACTAGTCAGAGCCTAGCAGGTGCTATTAACGAACATGCTCCTAGACTCTAACTACTAGTTATTCAGTTTTCAAAGATCCTGAAGGAGGCAGGCTTTATTAAGCTCTTTTCTTTCTCTTCCCCTCTTCTTTCTTTTGCTTTCACTTTACTGTAGACGATGGTTAGAACAGAGTCAAGAGAAAAGTGAAGAGAAGAGAGAGTTTTCTAAGAACACCAAGAAAACCAACTACCTAAACCAACCCCTGGTAGTGCTTCAACCCCTAGCATCTACACCACACTAGCCTCACCTAGTCAGAGCCTAGCTAGTAAGAGAGCGAAACCTAGAGAGGAGAGAAATTTTGCTAACCCTGCCCTCCCCTAATGGGGAAGATGGGGAGATAGATATGAATATGTGCCAACAATACAAAATATCTAAAAAATCCCACTAACCCAGGTTTACCCAGGTTCTTTGTCGTTATAACACTAACTTTCCTCTTGACAAACAGCGAAAAATATTGTATACTCTCCTTAGAACTCAAGAGAAACTCAACCCGGAGGAAAGCATGTCAGGTCAAATAGCGCCAGAAGAGAAAAGCCCGAAAACCTGGCAACCAACAGAACTCTCACCAAGGCATCACGAAATGAAGCGCCTGATGTTGATGGGCTTAAGTAACAAAGATATTGGAAAGAGATTAGGTTGTACTCCACAGCTTGTTTGTAATGTTAGGAATTCTAAAGTGATGAAAGAGGCTCTTGCTAAACTGCAAGACAAGGCTGATGAAGATATTATTAATACAAAGAACAGATTAGAGGCTCTTGAGGAGTTGGCTACTGATGTTTATGAGAGTATTCTAACCGCCTCTCCTGAGGAGGGAGTTCCTTGGCACACAAAAGCACATGTAGCAGATAAAGTTCTTGATAGAACTGGGCACTCAGCACCGCAGCAAAATCTACATCTTCACGGACATTTTACTGCCGATGACCTTCAGGATATCAAAAGAAGAGCTAAAAATTTAAAAGTTGCTGGGGAAGTTCTAATGGTGGAGGATGAGGAAGACTGATATGTTTAGATTAGCCAGAAGACTTAGTTTGTTTGGCGTGTTTCGTTGTGATAGAAAATCATTAGCTAATGCTTGGATTCAGCGAAGAGAAAGAGAGATTTTATTTTTAATCCGTCAGGCACAATTGCGTAATGATTGACTTATTAACCTCAGTCCTCTCCACACATGGACCAACTGGATTAGCACTTGCTATTGTAACTGTTCTTCTTAATCGTCTCTATAAAAGACAAAGTAATAGAGATGAGAAATATGAGAAACTTCAGAGTGATATTCTGAAATGGAAGGATCATGTTATTGAACAAGGTGAAGAGAGACAAAGTAGATTAGAAGAAGTTATTATCAAAAACACAGAAGCCTGGACACAGGTTATTACTATTCTTAGAGAAAGGAGATAAGATGGATCCAATTACAGCAGGAATTGTGGCATCAATTGTAGGTATTCCAGCACTTCTGGCAAAGAATTATTTGTTAGAAATGAATGAGGATGAGAAGATTTTTCAGACTCGAATGTTTGATGATGATAATAATCCCAAAACAGGGCAGGCTTTTAGGGCTCTAAATCCCAATGTTGGGTACTGGGGAGATGGGATTGTTAAAGAGTATTGTTGGAATCGTTTCAATCCAGCTAAGCGAATTGTGAAGGTCGTTTGGGATCTTGGAAATGGCAAAGGCCAACCAGAGGACATTCCATACTCAGTCTGGAAAACAATTCGTAAGGGGCCTCTGGTGGTGGAGCTTACTGAAGAAGAGCGTGGAATGTTAGGCCATCAAAAACTTATCGATGCTTGTGGAAACTATAGATACTAAAACGAGGAACTAAACCATGCTAGATCTGAACATGGCGTCAAAAGAAGAACTACAAGACCTAATGGCTCTGTGTTCAGTTTCTACAGAAGCGATGGCGAAGTTATTCTTTCCAAGACGCTTCACAGCAGAATTTTCACCTCTTCATCATGAGATCTTTGACGCTATAGATTCAAATGCACAAAAAATAGCTATCGCTGCTCCTCGTGGAATTGGCAAAACATCAATAGTGGGTCTAGCTCTTGCTGCTAGAAAAATCCTCTTCCAGCAATGTCATTATGTTCTCTATGTCTCAAAGAGTGCAGAGAATTCAATGATCCAAACAGAGAACCTAAAACGTGAGTTAATGGCTCATCATTTGGTAAGAGATCTTTTTGGAGGGATTAAATCCAAAACAAATGCAGTTATAGAAGAGACATTTTCTAAGAAAAGTTGGGTCGCCAGTATTGGAGCTAATCCTGATCCAGAGTCTTCGATTCTTATTCTTCCTCGTGGTTCTGGACAGCAGGTTCGTGGCTTACTTCATGCCAACTATCGACCAGATCTGATCATCGTCGATGATCTTGAAGATCCAGATACAATCGAAAGTGATGAGCAGAGAGCAAAAAGAAAAAGTTGGTTTTGGGCTGATTTAGTCAAATGCGTTAGTCGTGTTAATCCTGATTATCAGATAGTCTATATTGACACACTAAAGCACGAAGATGCTCTTCTTCAGCATCTACTAGACAATTCAGGTTGGTTATCTATTCATCAAGAGTTATGTGATGACTCCCTAAAATCCAATGCACCAACTCTGGTATCGGATGAAGAAATCAGGGCTGATTACGAATCCTACAAAGAAGATGGAGAGCTTGATGTTTGGTATAGAGAGAACAGAAACCTAGCTATCTCCAAAGAAGATGCTGTTTTTAAGTCAGAGTATTTTGACTACTACGAGCCATCTGAGTTAATAGCCTCTAAAGAGTACCGTCATCTTAGAACAGTAGTAATAGTTGACCCAGCTAAGACAGTTAAATTACATTCAGCAGATAGTGCTATTGTTGGAATTAGCGTTGATCTTCAAAATCACAAAATTTACCTTAGAGATGTGATTGCTGGAAAATTCTACCCAGAAGACATCTACAAGCAGAGTCTTCAGATGGTTAAAAATTTACGGGCGTGTACATTAGCGGTGGAGGTGACTAGTTTAAGTGAGTTCATCGTTCAGCCATTTAAGAACCAGATGCGTGTTGAGGGAGTATTTCCTCGCTTCATGGAGCTTAATGCTAGAGGAAAGAAAGAAGATCGTGTAGCAGCTCTTGCGCCTTACTATAGGCAGGGTTGGATTAAGCACAATAAGAATTGTTGTGATAAACTAGAGCAGCAGCTTTTGACTTTTCCTAGACCAAAGCTTTGGGATGTGATGGATGCATTTGCGTATATAGTTGAGCTTATGGAGAAGGACAAGGATTACTTTGATCCAGAAGACTTTGGTCTTGAGCCTGATGAAGAAGAGTACGATGATATCTATAATGAAGATAAGATGGATGATTGGAGGGTTTATTGATGCGACATGAGCTGAAACTGGAGTCCTGTTACTATATAGCTGCTTTAGACAGAGAGAAGACTTTTGAAGTGCGTTATAATGGTGATAGAGGTTTCCAGAAAGGTGATGTGGTGAAATTTAGAGAGTATAAAAAAGGACGTTATACTCTTAATAAATTCTACGCTACTATAACCTACGTAACTAATTATCACCAAAAAGAAGATTGGGTAGTTTTTGGTTTTCGTATTCATTCAGAGGAATAACTGATGCCTACATTTAGACAGAAGCCGCTAGAGGTTGAAGCATTTCAGCTTACTCCAGATAATTACATTGCAGTAGAGCAGTGGCCGGAATGGTTAAGAGAGGCAGAGCAAAAGCATATGTCAGAAGTTGGCGCTATGTGGAGAAGGACTTCCAGCCATTGTAACCATCCTTGGATGATCAATACTCTTGAAGGTCAGCATGTTGCTTCTATGTATGATTACATAGTTCAAGGTGTTGAAGGTGAGATTTATCCCTGCAAGCCGCATATTTTTGAGCTGACGTATGAGATGGTGGAAGCGACTAAGGATCAAGAAGTTGTTACGGAAAACTTTAGGAAGCACATTAAAGAGATCTTTCCACTAGAAGGGCCTGAGAGTTTTAATGCTCCATGCTTTAGTGGTGGTTGAGGTGATTGAATTTAGTCCGGGAGACTAAAATGAAAAAGATAAAACTTCGTCCATATCCTGGTGTCCTTTGGGTTGCTAAGACGCAGAAAGCTTTTAAGAGGAAGCATAAGATCTTATTTTATCAAGAAGCTGAAGATGTGGGCTATGGGAAGATGGTTACAAATGGCGAGCAGTATCTGATCTACGCTTCAAGCATCCCTATTCTTGTTCACGAGTTAAGTCATGCGGTAATTTATCTATTTGAACATGTTGGCATTCCAATTGATCCAAAAAATGATGAAGCATTTTGCTATATGCTAGGACATCTGGTAGATAAAATAACTAAGGAGTAATTAAAATGGACATTGCTAGTCAGCTATTTGAGTATGAAGGATGGGATGATATAGGTGATTCAGATTCGCAGTTTTATGATTGTGTACTAAAAGTTCCATTGTGCGGATTTCCTGCTGGCTCAAAGGTCGAAATTGTTGTTCTGATCTTATCTGAGTCAAAATTGCAGATAATGGATCAGTATGCAGAAGAAGGAGAGTACAAAATTAATGAATCATGTAAATTAAAACTAACTGCGGAGTAGCTAACCTATGCCCCCAAGATTAAATGGTTCCCTAACGCTCCAAGATCGCTTGGGGACAGCTAAGAGAAAAGATTATCCTCAGTATCGAGAGAGATATCCTGAAGGAGTTGAATTAAAACCAGGAACGAAAATACATGATAAGTTAGCAGCTATGATTTTAACTAGAGCTACTGACTCTCATACAGCCATTAGTCAGAGGTTCTCAACTTGGAATGACATAGACAAGACTCTAACTACCTATATTGATCTCTCAGCTAGTGACACCAAAACTCAAACAATCAACACCAAGAGAGCAGAGAAAAGACCTATCTCAATTGTCTTTCCTAACTCCTATGCCATTCTTGAGACAATGCTTTCTTACATGGTTATGGCATTTTTTCAAGATCCGATCTTCCGCTATGTAGGAAATAATCCAGAAAGCGTCATAGGAGCTATGCTTATGGAGAGAGTTATTCAACAGCAATGTGAATACTCAAAAGTTCCATTAGCTCTTCATACAATGTTTCGTGATAACTTTGCTTATGGGATTGGTATTGCGGCACCTACATGGAAAGTTACTACTGGGAAGAAACCTATTGTTAGACCTGTAACTGTACCAGGAGCACTTGGTGGGATGACTCAAGCTGGAAGAGAGATTGAATGGATTGATGCTACTCTTCACGAAGGTAATGCGTTAATCAACATCGACCCTTATCTATATCTTCCTGATCCTTCAGTAGCAGTTAATAATGTTCAAGACGGAGAGTTCGTAGGTTGGTTGAATTCAACTAACTTAATGAATCTGCTGTCTGAAGAACAGAACGATGATGACTTGTTTAATGTTAATTATCTTCGTCATGTAGAGACTGGTCAATCAAGCCTTTTGCAGGCAGATAATTCCAGACGAACACAGAAAACTGGAGTTAACAAGAGAGATAGTGTCTCTAATACCTATAAAACCACTATTGACACTATCACACTCTATGTTAAGCTAATCCCCAGAGATTGGAATCTTGGCGATTCTGACTACCCAGAGGTTTGGTTGTTTGAATTAGCTGCTGATAGTATTATTGTTCGGGCAAGAGAACTTGGTGATGCACAAGGTAAGTTTCCTATAGTAGTAAGTGCTAGCGAGAGCGATGGTTACAGCGCAACTCCTATAAGTCGGTTAGAAGTTCTTAATGGACTTCAAGATATTCTGAATTGGTTGTTCAACAGCCATATCGCCAATGTCAGAAAAGCACTAAATGACATGTTTATTGTCGATCCAGGGATAGTCAACATCAACGACCTCAAAGATCCAGAGCCAGGAAAGCTAATTAGAACTCGTAGACCTCACTGGGGTCAAGGTGTTCAACACGCGATTCAACAATTCCAGGTGCATGATGTGACTCGTGGCAACATGGCTGATAGTCAGATCATCAGTCAACTAATGCAGAGTCTCAGCGGAACAGATAATCCAATGATGGGTAATCTAAGACAGGGCGGTCCTGAGAGATTAACTGGCGCTGAGTTTCAGGGAACAATGGCTGGTGCAGTTAGTCGCCTCGAGCGAGTAGCTAGACTTACTAGCTATCAAGCTCTTCAAGACATGGCTATGATGTTTGCATCTAATGTTCAGCAGTTTATGGATGAAGATGCTTACATTCAAACTGTCGGAAGTTGGCCTGAGAAGCTGTCTGAGAATTTTGGTGTTGGTCCAACTGATCCTATTTCAGTCAGTCCATTTGATCTGATTATAGATTACAATGTTCGACCAAGAGATGGAAGCATTCCTGGTGGAAATTTCTCGCAGGCTTGGATTCAGCTTTACCAGATCTTAGGAAATAGCCCTGAACTAGCTCAGCGTTTTGATATGGTGAGGATCTTTAAGCACATTGCTGTTAATCTTGGCGCAAAGAATGTTGATCGTTTTGAACGGCAAGAAGTGCCACAAGTAGCCGCTCAGCCAGATCAACAGGTGGCCGCTCAGGTTCAGCAAGGAAATCTAGCTCCGACTCAGGAGGTGCTTGGATGAAGAAAGAGAATGACCTACGCATCATGTTTAATTCTGAAGGTTGGGATATTTATAGAACCTACTGGCAAGCGGAGATTAAGTCTATTCGTAATGACCTAGAGAAACTTGATGATATTAAAGAGATTAAAAAGGCTCAGGGTCGCATTGACGCTATTCGCACTATGCTTTGTCCTGATACCAACTTCCACCTTATCTGCCAAGATTGACTGGAGTGAGCGTTGTATGGTTATAGATTATGATTTTATTCATCAACTAGAAGGAGGTGTGTTAGCTGAAGGTTATGTACCTCAGCAGAATGGTGAAGCAATAGCGCAAAGTGGTGTGACTATTGGAGGAGGTATTGATTTAGGTCAGCAGAAGATTGAGGAGTTAGAGAATCTTGAGGTTGCTCCTGGTACATTAGCTAAGCTAAAACCATTCATTGGACTTCAGAAAGCTGATGCTATCGAAGCCCTAAAAGCATCTCCTTTAGTCTTAACTAACGAGGAAGCTGAAGAGCTAACTAAAAGGGTCATTGATCGCGATCTGGGAAAACTAAAATCACAGTACACGGAGCAAACTGGAGAGTCTTTTGACGATCTTCCAGCAGCAGCACAGACTGTAGCTGCTTCACTAAATCACCAATACGGTAATCTTCCTTCAAAAACACCGAGATTTTGGAGCTTCTTAACTCAAGGCAAGCTGGATGAAGCAGTCGCAGAGCTTAAAGATTTTGGTGATAGATATCAATCACGACGACAGTCGGAAGCAGCTTTTTTAGAAAAAGGATTAAAAGAAATGGCAAAAGAAAAAACTCCTGATGTAATAGATCAAACTGAGGATATGGTAGCTATGCTAGGCATAGAATCACCAGAAGAATTAGAAGAATTAGCGGTGGAAGAGCATGAAGATATTGGAGAAGAGCCACCTGAAAACGCTGAAGCAGATACGGAAGTTGACGAAGATGCAGATGATTCAGGTGTGGAAGAGGCTGGAGTGGCTGATGAGTCTGTGGATGATTCTAATGAAGGAGATTCTGAAGATTCAGATAAAGAACCTGAACCAAAGGATCCAAAAGATGCTCAGATCGAAGCTCTTTTAACTCAGATACAAAGACAAACAAACACGGTAGTAACTCCAGAAGTAGCTAAAGAAGAACCAGAAGCAGCACCTACTTCCAGTGAGGAAGAAGCTCCTTCACTTACTGAGTTCTTAGATAAACTTGACTTTGATGCGGCTCTCGAAGATCCAGACGCTTTTAAGCGCACGCTCGCTGAAGCCTTTTCTTTATCTCAGAAAGAAACCGTAGGTGCTCTTCAGAAAGTTGTCCCACAGACTGCTGCAACGACAGCCACTGAAGCTGTTAGAACGCAGCAGATGGTCAATCAGTTTTACGCTGAGAATAGTGACCTAGCAGAAAAGAAACAACTGGTTCAAATTGTAGCTCAGCAGATTGAATCTGATAATCCGAATACCCCCGTTGCAAAACTTTTGGAAGAAGCTGCCAAAGAAACTCGAAAACTTCTTGGCCTCCCGCCATTGAAGAAAACCCTTAAAGAGAAGCCTATACGAAAGAACAAAAAACCTGCTTTGCCTAAGCAGCAAGGCAAACGTAAAGCAACTCCAAAGAAGTTAACTAAACAACAAGAAATGATGATGGAGGTTTTGAACAGTTATGACTGAAACAAGAATTAAACGAGAGCATAGGGAGCAGGTTCTCGATCAGGTTGCACACGTTAGTGATGCCAACAAAACGATGTATCCCTATGAGCATCGTGTAGAGATTACATTAACATCAACGACAAGCTCTACTGTTACTCCACCGAACGTAGATGAGGCTAGTGGAGAATATGTAGTTAAGCTAGTTAGTGTGGGTACTGGAAAAGTAACTGTTACTGGCATTGGGAATCTTGGTGCTGCTGGTAGTGAATTGCGGTTCTGGCCTGAAGCAGGTGAGTGGAAATCAAAAGTAACAACTGCTGGTTTGTTTGAAGTCTTTGACGACTTTACTGAGCAGACCTTGACAGAAGCAAATGGGCCTTGGATTGAGAATTCAGGAAGTGATGCTCAGGCTCTTGATCCTGCTATTAATGCTGCTGCTTGTGGTACAGTTAGACTAGTAACAGGTAATGCTGACGGCACAACTGCTGCCGATGCTTCACAGATAGTTTGTCATCTTCCAATGACCGCTGCTGCAGGCGGTTTGTTTGGTGAAGTTCGACTTAAATGTGTTACTAATGTTGCCACTATGAGTCTGTTTGCTGGTTTTACTGATGTAACAACTCTTGAGGAACCATTTACTAACTCTGCTGATGTTATCACAAGTACAGCAAGTGACGCATTTGGTTTTCTTTATGACACTGATGCAACGACTGACACTTGGTGGACAGTGGCGGTAGATACTGATGTTGATGATACAGGAAATGCAGCTATCACGGCTCTTCCGGTAGCAGATACGTATCAAGTATTGCGAGTAGAAAGTGACATTGCTGGAGACGTTCTTAAGTTTTATGTCGATGGCGTTCATGTAAAAACCCTCAGTGGTACAGGTGGTATTACTCCTGGAACTAGCCTGTATTTCACAGTGGTTGCTTGTGCTACTACTACGACTAGTAAGACTGTTGATATTGATTATATTAACATAGGACATTGCCGCTAAGGAGGTTAAATGAGTTTAATTGGACGCTTATTTAAGATGGGAATACAGGTTGAATATGATCAACCTGTGACCTTCTTAAATGGAATAACAGCAGATATTACAGGTGATATTACAGGTGATATCACCGGAGATGTAACTGGAGATTTAACCGGAGATCAGTCTGGAGGAACTGTAACTCCAACAAGTTTAATAAGAACCAGTGAATATGTGCAAGGTATTGCAGGAGCTAAGGCTGGTACTACTGCTGGTTGGACAGTACGAGCTGGAGATAACATCTCTCTTGCTACTTGTCCTGCTAGTCAAACTTCAGCTACTCTGGTTCTTCCAGTTACTGTTGATTTGAGAGTAGGTTGGACAATTACAGGATTTAAGGTAATCGGTCAAATTGAGAGCGCTGGTAACACAGCAACTCTTGATGCCGATCTAAGAAAACACACTTCTGCTGCTGGTGATGTCGCTGATGCTAGTGTAGGGGCGATAACTCAAATTAGTGCAACAGAAGATACAGCAGTTGCAACTGCTAAAACGGGACTGAGCGAGGTCGTAGCGGCTGGTGAAACGTTCTATGTTCTCCTGACAGCAACTACAGCGGCTTCTACTGATGTCGCTCTTCAAGGTATAACTTTAACAGTAAGTGAGGTGTAACTAATGACTGTAATGTTAGGAATGCGTGGTAATGGTGATTGGGTAGATGACCAGAGGCCAAAGAGTTGGAGAGAAATGATTCTTCGTTTGTATCCAAATGGTTCAATGCCTTTGACTGGAATCACCAGTCAGATTGGTAGTGAAGCTTTGACAGATCCTGAGTTTAACTGGTGGACAAAAGCACTGGCTTCTCAGGGTGGTGCAGTAACAAATGTCTACACCGACTCTGGAATGACTGCTGCTTATGTTAGTGGTGGAGTTGCTGGACAGGCTCTTTATGTTAAGTGTGCAGAAGCTGTCGCAGAGGAGATTCGAGCTGGACATCAGGTTCTTTTGCGGGATGCCAGTGATTTGGATGTTGACGTGAACGCTAAGGTTACTAGTGTTCTGCTGAATGGAGCTAACTCACGAGTTAGCGTGAAGCTTTTAGAGGCTGATGACAATTCTTCTAATGGAGATCTGAGTGATTGTGATGCTATCCTTGTAGTTGGCAACATCAATGCTGAAGGGGCAGTAATGCCTGATCCTATTGCTTATAATCCTACAAAGATTTATAACTATAGCCAGATCTTTAGGACGCCCCTGAGCATGACGCGGACTGCCAAGAAGACCAAACTGCGCACCGATGATCAGTGGGCAGAAGCCAAACGTGAGGCTCTTGAGCTGCATGGTATTGAAATGGAGAAGGCTTTTCTTTTTAGTATTGCTACAGAAGGGACCGGCTCTAATGGAAAGCCAGAGCGAACAACAGGAGGATTAGTTCAGGCTGTTAAGAGTTACGGCGTGAATGCTAACTATGTAACAGATGCTAACTACGCTGGCAAGGCTTGGTTAACAGGTGGCGAGGAGTGGCTTGATTCTACTTTAGAGCAGATCTTCCGTTATGGTGAAGCTGAGAAAATGGCTATCTGTGGTTCTGGTACAATTCTTGGAATCAACCGTCTTGCAAAAGCCTCTGGTCAGCTTCAGCTAATGCCAACTACTTTGGCTTATGGCATTAGGGTGATGGAGTGGATTACTCCATTTGGTAGCATCTACATGAAAACACATCCGCTGTTCTCTTATGATGCAGCTACCCGAAACTCCATGCTTATCTTTGAGCCTAAGAATCTTAAGTATCGTTATATTGATGACACTAGGTACATTGATCAGAGTAATACTTCCACTGCTGATGGTGAGGAAGGTGAATATCTGACTGAGTGTGGTCTTGAGTATCACTTCCCTAATGGCTGGGGATGGTTGAACGGCTTTAATCAGGCTAATACTGTATGATTCTATTAGGGAGGGGAAACCCTCCCAAGGAGTACTATGAATCTTCTTGAGATCAGAACTCAGTTTGCTAAGCTTAGTGGTCGCTATGATTTAGTAAACAACGACTTCACAAACAACGGTGCAGATTATTTTCTAAAGGCTGGTCTCAAGTTTCTTGATAGGCGAGTCGAATTTGATAAAGACTTTGGTTTGCATTTTACACAAAAATCTAGTGCCTCGTATTTTACTGAGGTAGCCTCATATAGAACAATAGAGAGCGTTTGGTATGCAGACTCTGCTGATGGTAGGTATGAGTTGGAATATATGGCTCCCCTAGAGTTTCAAGAAACTTATGGAACCGAGCCCTACTATGATGGAGATTCTGGAGATCCAAAATACTGGACTATGAGAATCACAAGAGAAATTCCTGATGGGACTTCTCCAGATGTAATAGGGAATTATGCTACGGAAATTCTGGCTGATGGAACTCAAGTTCTTAAGCAAGGGATTCTAGTGGCTCCGGCCTTAACTAATGCAGGACAGCTTGAGCTTTGGGGTAAGTTTGATACAGCTTTCCCTTCTTTGGACACAGATACTAATTATTGGTTCTCTAAATTTGAGCATATAGCTATTAATGCTGGATTGTTTCAGTTAGAGAATTCTTATCGCAACACTCAAGGAGCTAAGGATTATTTAGCTGCAATTGATATTGAGCTTGCTGGGATTGATAAAGATACTGTCGAGGATGATCTTCGACGAGCGGAGGTTATGAATGGATAGAGAAAGAGAGCTTGTTAGCCAGTTAGCTAAGGGTGACTATGAGGCTTGGGCTGACCTGAAACAGTTAGTTATTCAGGAAGCTATTAAGATGCTACCTATGATTAATTCAGTGGTTGCAAAGAAAGCAGTTGGACTTGCTCAAGCGAGTAAGGAGTTTTATGAGAGGCATCCTGATCTTCAAGATAAGAAAGAATTAGTTACTAAAACTATGCAGCAACTAGAGGCTGATAAACCTGGACTTTCATTTGATGAACTATTAAATGAAACAGCTTCCTTAGCTTCTAAAGGATCTGCCGGAATTCCAGTTAATGCTAATCCACCTCGGAAATTGGATGAGCTTGATCTTGCTGTTGGTAAGTTATGAGAGAATTTAATTATGTCTACAAAAAGGGCCTCTCCATAGGATTGAGAAGCAGCAGCAAGAATAAGAGAGGTTCACAGGCTCTTGTGTTATCTACTGGTATGGTTCCAAGTGAGGAGACTTTAGTTGCTCTTGATACGCAAAATAGATTAGACATAAGTACTATCTCACCTGCACCTAGATTTCCTTACCCTCAAATTTTTGAATTCGCTCAGGTTACTATTTTAGCTACTGCTACTCAGATTTTTGAGGTGGCGAGTAATGGGACTTTAACTCAAAAGCTTGTTGGCTTAACTGAAGGGCATGTTTGGAGTGCTGCGGATTTTCATAATTTTATTGTTATGGTTAATGGAAAGCAGGCAATTTACAGGGATGGGCAGAGTTTAGTTTGGTCAGCAGATGATCCATATGGAATGGCATCTGCTAGTGGTGTATGTAATTTTAACGGGCAGGCTATTTTAACTGCCCCTAATGTGGTGATCCCATGAAAAAGATTTTGACTATAGGATTAGCATTTCTTATGCTAACAGGGTGTGCTAATAAGGAAGTCTATAAGAAGTACGTAGTGGCAGAGAGTGTTAATAGAGCTAATTATTATGAAGCTGCTAAGAACACACCCTTGGTTGACATTAAACTTCCTGCTCCTGATGGAGAAGAGTATCATATAATAGTCAACCAAAATATTCAATATAGAGCAGTTCAACAAATCAAGGATAGCGAATGGGTTCCAGTTGCTACTGCTGGTGTGGTTGGCGGTCTTCAATTCTTAACTGGATGGACTTCCAGTCATTATAATTATAAGACCCAGAAGAACTATGTTGAGGCATTATCTGGAGACGATAATCCCACCATTGCTATTGGTGATAACGCATCGATTGATGACTCATTTGAATTTAGTGAAGTAAGGAATGGTTCAGGTAACGTCGGAACGAGCTCCGATAGCACAAGAACTAAAAAAGTAATGGAAGTAGTTGGAATAGGAGGCGCACAATGAGCGGCACATGGCATATTTATGATAGCTTTTCAGAGAGAATGGCAGATGGAACTTGTGATCTTGATAACGATACTTTTAAGTGTGCATTGTTCACAAGTTCCCACACGCCAGCGCAGACAGATGATGCTTACTCAGCACTAGCAAATGAGGTAGCAAATGGCAATGGGTACACTACCGGCGGTGTTACTCTAACTAGTGTGACTTGGGTAGAAAGCGGAGGTACTGTTACTTTTGATTGCGCTGACATTAGTTGGACAGCAAGTGGCGGTAGTATAGTTGCTAGATATGCTATTATTTATGATGACACTGATGCTGGTAAACAATTGGTAGCTTTGTGTTTACCTGATGACACACCAGCGGACATTACCATTACTGATGGTAATACTGGCACTCTAACAATCGCTGGTACTGGCGTGTTCCAATCATCTGGTAGCTGGACTCTGTGATGAATTTTTTATCTAACAACGGCCAGAGACAGCCAGGAGAGTTATCAGCGGATGGTAACCTGAAAATTACTGATGCTGAAAACGCTCTTGCTATCGCTATGGGCAATGTTACTGGAAGTAGCGTTGTCCATAAATTCGGCAAAACTAGAGACTTTGATTCTGGCGATGGTTATGTGACTATCTGGGACGGAGCAGATGATGCTCTTTACGATGGCTCCTCTCCAATGAACTATACTTATTCCACCAGTGCAGATATCGATAGTATTAGTAGTTCAGATAACTCTGACACAGAGGATATTTATATCGAAGGCTGTGATGCAAACTACAATCTAGTTACTCAGACGGTCACACTAACTGGACAAACAAGAGCAGCTCTTTCAACTCCGCTTATGCGAGTGTGGAGGATGAGAAATGATGGAACAAGTGATCTTGCTGGTAAGGTTTATTGCTACGTGAATGGTGATATTACACTTGGCGTTCCTGATACTGCTACTGATGTGAGAGCTATTATTCATGGTGATAATAACCAAACATTGATGGCCGTCTATACTATCCCACTTGGCTACACTGGTTATATTTGTTGCTGGTATGCAAGTTTAGCTGGAGCGGTTAAGGATTCTATTCATGACGTGCAACTCAGAATTCGTGCGCAAGGCGGTATATTTCAACTGAAACGAGACTTTAGTCTTAATGCCACTGGAACAAGTCACATTCCTTTTACTTATGATGTTCCGAAAGAAGTGTCAGCTAAATCAGATATCGAACTTCGCGTAAATACTGATACTAACTCAGCAGCGATCAGTGGCGGGTTTGACATTGTGTTAGTGGCTGATTAGAGGAGATGCTATGGCAGTTAAATGTTGGGGTGCCACTTCACATACAGGAGGTGGCACTGGAGCACTTGATAAATATGATGGCGACGATCTTACTGATGGCGATGTTGCTATGGTTGTCGTTGAAGGCAAAGTTACAGATACTTATGTATTAGATGCATCTAGCAGCGCTTCAGAATCCTATCCTTCAGTCATAGCTCCTGATACGAATCCAGGAACCAAACGTTGGATTCGACAGGAGGATAACAGAGATCACTTTCTTTATAGTCGCAAAGCGTCTGCTGACACTCTGGATGACGAGTTTGAAAGTACTACACTAGATGTGAAATGGACAGCAGTAGGGCCTAGCTCTGGCACAGTCGATTTACTAGAGACTGGCACGTCCACTAACCGGTACGATCTTACCACTCGCCCTGGCTGGTTGCTGCTCCAGGCCGGACTAAGTCAAGTTTGCTCTTTACGGCAAGATGTGACACTAGGTGATGGAGACTGCGTCACAATTGCAATGTCTGCGGGAATGGGACATGATGCTAGTATAGCTAACAATCAAGCTAAGGCTGGAATTGTTCTCAATGATAATGATACTTCTTATAGCTCTGGTAATTATACAGAGTTTTATTTAGATACAGATTCAGGTGAATCTGCAATAAAAACTTGGAATGGATCATCTGCTGTAGGAGTATCATCTCCTGGTGTTATCTATGGCCAACTTATATTTTTACGAGTAGTGCGAGACTCACTCACTTACAGGTGTTTTTACAGCTATGACGGACTGACATGGTGCGGGATGGCGGCCAACACGGAGAGCAGTGCCTACACTAATATCTGGATCTATTCGCATACCGCTGGAGCAGAAACCCCGTTTGGAATAGTTGCTTTTAAGTGGATACGTCAAGGCTCTGGTGGTTTTGATCCTTGGCCTTTATGAGGTAATTTATGTCGGATTTTGTGTTTCATGATTCTGCGGACTTTGTTTGGCAGAATTCTACTGATTTTGAGTGGACAAAGGCAGGTGGATCGGAGACAACTTATCCGATAGCTAGTGGATCAATAGCACTAACTGGTCAAAGCGTAGGCGTAACTGGAAACACTATTAGTTACGCTATAGCCAGTGGCACAGTCACTCTTACCGGACAGAGCGTAAGTCTTCTAGTTTCTTATCCTATCGACTCTGGAGCAATAACATTAACTGGTCAGAGTGTTGGCTTTGGTTATACTAGTTATTATTCAATAGCCTCTGGTTCTATAACAACAACAGGACAGAGTGTCAGTCTGCTGACTTCTTACCCTGTAGCAAGTGCTAGTGTCGCATTAACCGGCCAAAGCGTTGGCTTTAATACTGGCGGTATTTATCCAATAGCCTCTGGTTCGATTACTATTACTGGACAAACAGTAAGTCTAAACACTAGCTACCCAGTAAGTAGTGCGACTATTACTCTAGTAGGACAAACAGCCAGTCTTCTGATTTCATATCCTATCTCCAGTGGATCTATTACTACCACTGGACAGAGCGTAGGTTACTGTGTTTGTAATAACTATGCAATAGCTAGCGCAACTATAACATTAACTGGTCAGAGTGTCGGGTTATCTATTGCTTATCCGATTGATTCTGGAGTAATAACCACAACTGGTCAGAGTGTAGGTTTCTCAGAAGAGGCTGGCTACTATGAAATAGCCAGTGGGACAATCACCATCACTGGGCAAGTAGTTGGTTTTAGGAACACCGGAACCCCGCCAGGAGTTCCAAGACCTCCAATTACTGTTCCGATTGAGGAGTTGTTTCCATCTCCAGTAGCAATACCAGGACACTCTTGTCCACACTGGCATGTTGATAAAGATCATGATCCTGTCTGGGATTTTCAAGAACAAGGCGAGCTTCCTTATTCGTATCATAAGCATCCAACCGAGCCACATGTTTGTGGTCATTGGCATAAAAATCCATACTCGGAAGAGCCTATTAGCTATTATCCTTGGTATCAGCCAAGTGTTGATATTCATAATAGTGTTATTGGGATAGTATCAATGGAAGCCTCTGGAGCCAGACCAAGTATTTTTCCTATGCGTTATGATCTCGATACTAGTGCTTGGAGTTATGGAGATCCAATAGATTGGCAGGTTATATTTGCAGCCCCAAACACTGCTAGACTAGATGAGAATTATCTAGCTTTTTATTGTACTGGAGAGGTACCAGATAACGAAACTGCTGAGTATGCTGGTCGCCTATACGTCTGGGATCTTAATTGGAACGTTACAGAAACGGATGTGTGGGATTGTGATGGTGATACTGGAGTTCCTTATTTAATCGATCAATCTAGGTATCATAATGTGATGGATTGTCATGACCAAACTGTAGTCTGTGTGGCTCAAGTTTATAAGGAGAATGGCATATACATAAATAAGTGGCAGATTAAAATATCAGAGAATTCTGGAGTCACTTTTGATAGAGAATGGGAGTTTCCATTTAGTGCTGCTCTTGGGACAGGTAAAGACGAGAACGTAGAAGTCAGGATTACAGCAGACGGTTATATTTGGGCTGGTGTTGTCAGATATGATTCACCAACAATCTCTCAAGTCGAACTCTGGAAATCTGATGCTGGCAGAACTACATTGACCAAGGTGTGGAGTAAGGACTACTCACTAGACACTGGTACGATTTATGCTACTGCTTTTGGTTGGGCTCTTGATACGGCGGATGGTGAGCATATAGTCTTCAATCTTCCTACATCCTCTACGGATAGAGTACTTTATGTGTCTGATAATTTCGGCTCTTCTTTTTCTACCATAACGGTGAGTGAAGCAACGTTTGATTTATATCGTACTACTGTGATAGAAGGAGAGAAAATAACAGTGGTAGCAGAGCATAATGACGGCACCGAGGGGTTTGGAATAAGTGAGGATTTTGGCACAACCTTTAGTTTCTCTTCTCCGGGATATAACCTTGGTCATGCTTTTGTTGACATGCAGTATTGGCATAATCAGGTGGTTTATACTGAATGTGGTGAAAGTTATACACTCAATGACTACCAAGATATTATCTATTCACTTAATCTTGGCACTAATTGGACACTGCTGACTACGCCTATTTCAATAACGGATGGTGTAGCTACTATAGTAAGACGAGTTAATGCAGAGGCAGCACATAGCCCTGTTTGGGAATTCACAAAACAAGTTGAGGTATATTAAATGGCGACACAGACTAGCAATAGATTCAGATATGAGATGCTAAAAGGTGGAGTTGATTGCACTAGTGATGTTTTTAAGATTATTCTGATGCAAAGTGGCTTTTCTTATGATAGAGTTAATGATGGTACTTACTCTGATGTGAGTGCAGATGAGTTGACTACAGCTAACGGTTACACTGCTGGTGGTGCAACACTTAGTGGTGTTAGTGTTTCACAAGATGACGTGCAGAATCGAGGTGAGGTAACTTGGAGTGATGTAAGTTGGACTGCTTCTGGTGGTAGTATAGTAGCAAGCGGGGCAATTATTTATGATGACACCCATGCTAATGATATTGTTGTGGCTTATATAGATTTTTCTAGTGATCAAACTGCGCTTGATGGTGGCGCGTTTGTGATAGCTGATATTGAAGTCTATAATGGCGATCCAGAATAATGGCTGAGACTACTTATGCTATCTCCTCTGCTACTATAGCATTAACCGGACAGAGTGTGGTTCCCACTGGTATTGTTTCTTATTTTGCAATAGCTAGTGGAACTATTACTCTGACTGGACAAACCAATGGATACTGGGAACCTCCAGTAGATCCTAATCCACCTAATGCTCTTAATGGAGTGATTTTTAAGTGCAATCAGGATCATAATCCCGGTAACCTTGGGACTGGTTCTGGGGTCAGTGCCAGCGTTGGACATGTTACAATTCAGAATACCAGTGTTGGAACTGGTGCTGGAGTTAGTGCAGTTCCTAGGATGCCTATTGTAATTTCCGCTACGGTGGGCGTAGGATCTGGAGTTGATGCTGGAAGTGATAGCTCTCTTGGTACCGGTGTTATTATATCTCCACCTAAGAGTAATTGGGTTGAGTGGAGTAAAATTGGTGACTTTAACTTCATAAGGGATAGAAGTAACGAAGCTGGTGACCGCCCAATGCGTTGGAGTGGTTGGGCATGGAGGGTTTTAAAGCTAAAAGATTTTGCAGTAGTTTACGGAGATAATGGAATCTGTGTGATGTTTCCTGTAGAGAAACCTGCTGCTACTTGGGGGTTTAAAGACATAGGAGATATCGGAATCAAGAGTCCTTGGAGTGTTTGCGGAACTGAGACTATTCATTATTTTATCAGCTCCAATAATGAGCTGTGGAGGTTCACTGCTGAAGGGCCAGAAAATCTAGGCTTTAAAGAGTTCTTAACCACCATGACTAATCCTTTCCTTGTCTTGGATAAGCAGGAAGAAAGATTGTTTATAAGCGATGGAACCACTGGTTATGTTTTTGATTCTGGTCTTGGTGGTGGCTATGCTACGCTCACTGGCATAACAAAGAACTGGGCCATCAGTCCTGACGCTCTGACCAGTGTGCCAATGAGCATAATGACTGATGTGCTTGATTTAGGACATAGAGGTCTGAAGACAATCACTTGGCTAGAAGTCGGAACTTATTCTACTGAGAACATCTATGCTGCTCTTGACTTTCGTTATGTACATGATGAGGCTTGGAGAACTAGTGATTGGACTCTGCTTAATCCGCAAGGAGCTGCTAGAATAACAGTTAGTGGTGTTGAGTTCAGAGTTAGATTAAAGCAAACAGTCTACGATGACCTTCAGATAGATTACATAAACATTCGTGTTCAGAGAAGCGACAGGCGATTTATGCGTGGTCCAATATTTGAGCAAGGGGAATCTTAATGTTATTACAATTACAAGATGATCAAATCTCATTGTTTTGGGATGAGATCAAAAGGACTGTTAGCTTAACTTGTGGTGTTAGGTCTAGCTACAGAGAAGAATATTTCACAGCTCTTCTGCAAGGATTACTCTTGGGGAAGTATCAGGCTTGGGTTATTAAAACTCCAGCCGATGAGATAGTTGGAATCGGTATTTCCAAGATGCAAAAGAATGAACTGAGCGGAAGGAAATCTCTTCATGTTGTTCATATCTATGGGTATAGAAGGATTACTCAAGATATAATTGAATCTGATTGGATTAAGTTTGTTGAATTCGCAAAACGACAAGAATGCGAAGAGATTACTTTTTCAACTAACGTGGAAAGAATTAAAGAGCTTTGTGGACTAGTTGGATTTAAGTTAGTCCATTCTAATTACTGCTTGGAGGTATGAGATGGGAGGAGATGGTGGAGGCGAACAGACTATCCGTTATGCTGCCTACATAGAGTCCTCTCATGGGAGGGCTCTTCCACAAGTAGAAGCTGCTGTTGCTGCTGCTATTGGAAACAATCCTTTTGATCAAGTGACTAGCGTAGATCTTGACGCTGGTTTCTTTTCTGATGGCTATGATTTATCTAGCTTTCCTAGTCTTTGGGGTATGTTTGGTAAGTTCATGGCTGGAATTAATGTTCATTTGCTTTGGCAGCAGACTTATAATGGAATCTTAGCTAGTCCAGAAATCAATCAGGCAATCAGTGGACAGGCGGCTTATTTAGATGATGACATTGATACTAATATCTATCCTAGGTTTCATAGTGGGATGAGGAATATCAATGCTGTTCAAAGTAGTGCTTTTGCTGCTGGCAGAGCTTTGATTGAGGATACTAGAATAAAAGCTATTAATAAGTTTTCTAGTGAGCTGCATATTAAGGCTCTTGATATGAGTGCTAATATGTGGGCTCAGCATCTTAAGTGGAATGAAAGTGTTATTATGACACTTGCTCAGATGCAGAAACTTTACATAGCCGCAAGAATAGACTGGGATGCGCACAAGATGAATTATGGAATGAAGTATTCCTTATGGCATCTTAATCTGTTTGAATACTGGAGAGCTATTCTTGGTGCGTTAAATGGCGCCGCTGCTACTACTGAGCAAGGAGAGGCTAGTCAGACTAGCAAAGCACTTAGTGGTGCTATGGGTGGCGCTGCGTTGGGAGCAAGCGTTGGTGGTGGCTATGGCGCAGTTGTGGGTGGAGTCATTGGGCTTGCTGCAAGTTTTTTATAAGGAGAGATAAATGGCTAATGGTACTATAGATCCGATGCTTATTAAACTTTTAGGAGCCGGAGCACAGATGGTAGCTCCTGATAGCATAGGGGCAAAAATGGGCAGCATGGCTGTACAGCAGAATGAATCAAATGTTTTGGCTGATAAGCAATCTGAAGACGCGGCTAGAAGGCAAGCAGTGTTGGAGCAGTTGGGAGGCTTAACTGGAGAAGGTGTTCAGACTACTGGTGTTAAGATAGGGCCAAAAGGAGAACTCACTGTAACAGGCACACTGGCTCCTACTGAAGCAGATCCAGGAGCAGAAAATGCTGTGCAGACTGCTCCACAAGAATTGCAAAACACAACTCAGGGAGGCGGGCAAAACTCCACTAGCCCTTTCTATCAGATGCTTTGGGGTCAGGATCGCAAGCGTCTTTAAGAGCCTTGACCCCAGAGCAATTAACACAGATCAGTGCTAAAGATGCACAAGAGTTTCAAATGGTTCTAAATGCCTTACAAAAGAAGCAGCAGTTTGGTTTACAGAGTAGGCAGCTTGGTTTAGCCGAAAGGAGGCAAACTTTTGCGGAGAATCAATGGGCAGAGAAAATGATTGATACCAAGAGAAGTCGCGCTGCTATTGATCGAATGCAGAATTTTACTCTGGCTAATATTGATCAAGCTAAAGCTGGGGACTTAGCTCTTATTGATAAGACTAATATTGGCAGATTGCTTACTCTGAATGCTAGAATTCAAGAAGGTAAGAAGCCTAAGAGTAAAGGTAAAGACTTGGAACTCATTGCAGCTATGCGAGAGCAGGTCGGCCCTGAAGGTGATATTACCGAAAGCCAGTTGTTCCAAGACATTAGTATTGTAAAAGGCATAGGAAAAGCTAAGCCGAGAGGCAAGAAAGGTACTGATGTCATTCAGATGCGAGCTAAGATAGCTAACACTTTAGCAGGGAATGTAGCTGTTCGCTGGGATACGCTGTCTGTGGAGCAGCGAAACAAGCTTGTAGATGAACAGATGGATATTATAACTGGCGCAGAGAAGACCAAAGAAGTTAAGCTTGGTAATGTTGATACACTGTGGGAAGAGTATCAAAAGGAGAAGAATAAGAAATGACCTATTGGGAAGAATTCTCTGAGGTTGAGGGCTTTGTGTCCTCAACTCCAGAAGAGCAAGAAGAGTTTGGTAAGTTCTATGCCAAAAAGCTTGCTGCTTCTAAGCCTGAATATCAGGCAGATCCAGAGTTCGCAGGGTTTGTGGAGACTAAGATTCTTGAAGAAATCAGAGCTAATCAAGCGTCTCCTGAAGTTGGAACAGGAGCAGAAAATGAAACTAATGAGCCTGGAATAATTGAAAAAGTTCTTGGACCTAGAATAACTGAAGAACTCAAGGCAGCAGATCCAAGGAAAGCTTATCAAAAGTTCAAGTCTCAAACTATGAGTGAGAATCTTGGACAGCTTGGGCAAAGTACTCTTGATGTGTTGAAACACACTGCTGGCATTCCAGCAAGGGCATTGACTGGATTGGCTCAAGTTCCACACTTTATGGCAGCTAGGGCTATGGAAGCTGCCGGAATGGAAGACACCAGTGCCTATAAGTGGGTTCAGGCTAGCTATGATAGCTTAGCTAAGCAAAAGGAATCCATGAAGGTTTACAGAGGCATTATGTCAGAGATGGAGCCAGATGTGTTGTTTGCCGGTGCTGCTGGTGGTGGTATTGGTTTTGGTATGCGAACTTTAAGCCTGAAGAGTTTGAACACTGCTGCGGCAGTAGCTAAGACTCCTGGCTATTCTGCTCTTGATGCAGCTATAACGAATGCTGCAACTACAGTTGCAGGTGAAATAGCTGTTGTCCAGCCAGCCATTCAGATTAGTGAGCATCATATTACTAACAGCGGATACACGGAAACTACGAAGAATACACTTAGAACAGTGCTTCCGATTATGTTCGGCTTAGCTAGTGGTATGACTTATGAGAGATACTTGGATAGGGCATTAAGGAATCCTTTGGTAGTGGATGATATAATGAAAAGTGTAGCCAAAGGAGCTACACCAGAGGAGACAGCAGGTAGTGCACATAAGCTGATTCAACCGCCAAAGCCTATTGAGATTTTAGCTAAGAAAACAAACGACAGACTTCCTGTTGAAAGTGGAAAGAACTTTGGGTCAGGCAAAGAAATTCAGAGCGGTTTCCAGCCAAAAGTGAAGAAGGCTATAGTTGAAAAGCCTGCCACTACCAATGATATTTATATTGCCACTAAGGGTGCAACTCCTGAAGGGTTGACTGAGGTTGGAAGAACCACAGCTATTAATGATGCTTTTGTGAATCCTAAGTTCGCTAAGGAGAAAGCTGAGCAGTTTATTAAGAAGCATGATCTTAGTGCTACCCATAAGCCAAGAACATGGAAAAAGCATCTTGCTATTATTGAAGAAGCTGATGCAACTATTAGTAGGAGACTCGCTAAGTTAAATGCACTTAATGATCCAGACGTTGATGAGATGGCTAGGCAAGCTCTTACAGGCCGGACAGTGATTGATCCTGCTGCGGTAAGAAAAAGTCTAGAGCCTGTCACTAAGCAAGAGATGCTCCCTGGAGATACTAGGCAAGCTATTGAGGCGCAGAATAGGATTGCTGATATTGTAGAACAAGCTGCATTAGAGGAAACTCCACAAGCAGGAATGCAAACCTTCATCAAAAATCTTCAACAGGCAGTCAGTGATGGAAAGCTCCTGGCTAAGGATGTACAGCAGGCCACTACGCTAGGAAAAGATACCTTTCAGAGCTGGCTGTTTAAACCGAATAGAGATGAGATCTTAGCTACACTTGACAAGATAGGCGTAACAGGAAGAAACACTGATGAGCTTGGAAGAATAGTAACCGCACATCTTGGAAATCAGGCTGGCTATATTGATTCTGCTTTTCTTCGTGGAACTATGTTTCATGGTGTCCCACTTATGACTGGCTGGGATGAAGAGGATGGAGAGATATTTTGGAACCCAGAGAAATATCTAAAGTGGGGTGCATCATTTAATGCTGTTCTTGGTGGTGGTGCCATTTATCGAAGAATGAAAGGTGGCAAAAGAGTTAGAATAGTAGGCAGTCAGGTAGCCAAAAAACTTTGGAAAGCTGTCGATGCCCCTATTTGGCGAGGGTTAGGACAGCCACTACACAAATTTCGCCTCACAGAAGGAATGGCTCCAGAGGTGGCTGAGATTCCTAGAGTTTTTAAAAAAGCCACTGCTGCTAAGATGCGAGAGTGGGGAGAGTTTACTGATAGGTTGACTAAAGAATTCTCTGCTGATGAGCGTAATATGATGAGTGATTTCATAGAGCGCGAAGGCGACTGGCAGAATATACCGAAAGTTCTTCAAGAGCAAGCGGCTTTAGTACAAAATGCTATGCGAGAGATCCGAGTCCAATTGGAGGATGCTGGTTTTGATCCTGCACTTTTTGCTAAGCACGGTGACCAGTGGATGCACAGAGTTTATGTTCCAAGAATTAGTCAACGACTAAGAAACTTAAAAAGAAGTGCTACCTTTAAAAGCATTCAAGCTAATTGGGCTAAAAGAAGAGGTAAGAGTGTTAGTCTTGACAGGGAGCTGAAAAAGATAGGACTAGAAGCTGATAGGTTTCAGGAGGGAGACAAGGTTTATCAGGGATTGGATGCTAACGGTAGAAAGCTTTGGGCTCACGAAAGGCAAGCGGATAGAATAAGAGAACTTAGAGCTACTGGTCCTGTGAAGGAATGGGAGGTTATTAGAAGCCCTAAAGGAAAACAGGTTACTGTTAATAGGGATTATACTAAAGCCGAAAGACAAGCTATGGGTGAGAGTAGAGATCTAGCTTTACGTCTTGGGATGTTTTTTAGGGAAGCTAGTCAGGATATATCCCTTGGAAAGATGTATAGCGATCTTAGTGAAGATAGTAGGTTTGTTTTCAAGAAGCCTGATGATGTTAGTGCTAAGATCTTCAACAAAGAGATGAGAGAAGCTGGAAAGGTTAAGCTTCCAGACTCTTACACTACTAGTGGTATTGCTCGATATGGAAAACTAAATGGGCAATGGGTTGATCCTGATATAGCTAAGCAGCTCAAGAGAATGACTAGTAAGAGGTTTGAGAAACAGTGGGCAGAAACGGCGACTAAGATCTATCAAAGAGGATTTATGCTTCCTTGGAAGATTGCTAAAACTGCATACAATCCTGCCACACATACTCTTAATACGACTACTAATATTCTTATTTGCGGTTTGGATGGTAGAAATCCTGTGGATGTTATTGCAAGAGGAATCACTGCTCTAGCTAGTAAGAATGAAACCTTTCAATTAGCTATCAAGGCTGGACTGAAGGATTCCGGTATTCAAAGTGGTGAGTGGAATATCAAGGGTTTTGTTGATGCCACTAGTGGGCTTTCATCTGGAGGAGCTGACACTCCAAAGATTTTGCAGGTACTTTACTCCACTATGAGTAAAGCTGGAAAAGGAGTGAAAGGGTTAGCTAAAGCACCTATGACTCTGTATGAGTGGGAAGATGAAGTCTTTAAACTTGGTGTTATCAGTCAGGAGTTAGCTAAAGGAAGGACTGCTGAGGAGGCTCTTGATATTGCTAACGGAAGATTCTTTGATTACTCTGATGTGCCTAGTGGAGTTGAATTTGTTAGGGATTGGGGCTTCATGCCTTTTATTAGTTACACTTATAAAATCATCCCGTTCTTAGCTAATGTAGCTGCTGATCATCCAGAGAGATTGATTGCGGCTACCTTAGCAATCAATGCTGCGAATAATGCTATGTACGAGTTGCAATACAAGGACAAAGCAGAAGGGCAGAAGGCATTAGAGAAAGATCTGAGACCAGAATGGCAGAAAGAAAAGCTGTTTGGTATAGGTCCAGATGCTCAAGTTAGGTTAGCTAATGATCCGAAGACAGGTCAAGCTAGATCAATTAGCGCAGGAAGGTTTATTCCGGGTGCTACCGTTTTCAGTGATAATGCACAGAGTTTTCCGTTTGGAATGAATCCAATAGTTAGTCTAGCTGTTGGTGGCTTTCTTAACAAGAACGCGGCTTTTGATCAGACAGTCATGAAGCATCAGCAACCACGGAATGACTTTCAAAAAGCTCAGAACTTTGATGGCATGGCTAAGTTTATCACGAATACTTTGTTGCCTAATATCCCTGGCATTCCTTACACTTATTCTACAGAGAGAATAGGGAATGCTTTAGTTGCTACCGGAGACATCAATGAAAACAGTGGCCCTCTTTGGACCTATGCTCAGAAACGTGGCTGGACTGGGAAGGATTACGGTGGGCATGATCTTGACTTTAGTGACGAGGTTCTCAGTAGTTTAGGATTGAAAATCTCAAGAATGGATGTAGAACAAGAGGCAACTAAGAAGCTTGTGCATTTGTCTAAGTATGGAAGCAGAGCTAAGAGAGACTATACTACTGCTTTGAGAAAGGACATTAAGACGCATAAGTCAACTAGAGAAAGAATGGATGCTCTGACTGATTCTTATGTTAAGCAAGTTACAGAAGGAGATACTGAGTTGAAGAGATTTTTAGATCTGCTTGGAGGAGCTGATTGATAGAAAGGGAGGGGGCATTGGCTCTCTCCCTTTTTTTGTTTAGAGGCTCTGCGCTAGCCGGAAAACTCTTTGCATGTACCTACCTCTACAAACCAATCGCCATTTATCTCATAGCATACTCCTTTTTTCCTTGCTATACAATCGGAACGGCACTTGCTATCACTGTGAGGACAATAAGCACTATTTAATTCTTCTTCTTTGCAATAGATTGCATATTCTACCTGCTCTTTGTTCATGTCATCCTCTCCAATAATCGCTTAGTTGTTTTTACTACTCCTGGATTCCCTTCAAGAAAAACCATCAAGGGCCGCATGGCTTTTAGTAAGTCTTGCAGAAGTAAATAACAGTCTTCTGGCTCTACTATTCTATTAGCTACCATCAGATCTTTTGCTATCTTCTCCCAGAAGATATGCTCTGGAGCCTTAAGTGGAAACTCTCGGCTGTCCTCAACATAGAAAGAGCAGTTAGTTGGACCTGCTCTTGTTTGTAGTAGAGTTTCCACTGAGTTTTCGTGTGATTTCTGACATAGTAGAAGATGAAGAAGATTAGTTAGTTTTTTCATACAAGAAATCGTAGTAATAGGGCAAATGCAATAGCAGTCAGCCAGCAAACAGATATTGTGATGATGGCAAACTCCAAGAAATCAAGGATAATACGTAGCACTTTTCTCATGTGAACCTCTTGCAGCTTGGTTTGTACACATTATAGACCGACACATGAACTGCTTTAAGGCCGCCATCTATTGGATCTTGAATCACAGTTCTCTTAGTACGTTTTCTGACTTTAGGCAAGATATGTGCCATGCAGGCATCATTGCATGAATTATTGGGAAGAAAACAGCAATACCTAAACTTGTGCTTCATGCCCTCTAATGCTATTTCCGCCGCTTCTCTAGTCTCATACTCTTCCATTCTACCCTCCCATATAACTAATCTTCGTGCTCTTTTCAAGAACATTTGAACTGAGCTTAAACATCTCATGCATTCCAACAGCAGTAACTACGCTCCTAATTTCTAGTTCAGTAGCGTCACGAAGAAAGGCTTCAACAAGCTCTCCGTATGTTACTGTCTTATGCTTTATAACATAATCCCTAAGCTCCTGAATCACTGGCATGAGATGATTTTTTCCTGATCCGCCTAAAGCCATAGGCATCTTTCGTTCAGTCACCTCCAAAATTTTTCTGGCTTTTTCAAAATCCACAGGCTTCAAAACAAGTTCATTACTCCTAGCTACACTGCATATCATAGCAAGCTTCATGATATGTAACTGCCGCCTAGAGCAATATCCAGCAAAGCGTGGATCTGAAATAGGCAAATGATAATATTGATGATTATACCACTCAGCATAAAGATCAAAGAACTTACTAGTGTACTTAAACTGCCCTTCCAATTTATGAATGGTAGCTAGGTCTTCTTGTAGGTCTAATCCTATCTGTTGCTGTGCTTCTGTTGGTGCTGGAAAAGCGCAAGGTTTTCCCTTTTCTTCGTAGACAAAAATAATTCTACTGAGAAGTCCACCACCCTCTGCTTCTGGTGGAAGTGTATCGCGTAATAAGCTGGGTGTTATACCTCCAAGAATATTTAAATAAACTCCTTCAAGAACAGTCTCCTTTCGCATGATGCTTTTGTACGACCAGTATTCATAGCACTTATAGAGATCGCAAAGTGCTCTTAGCATCTCTCTGTCATCTCTTAAGAAGACTACGAACTCATCACAAAAAGCAGATACAGCAGCTTGCTTTTTATAGCCTTTCTCTCCTGCTTCTATCTCTTGTGCTTCTCTTAACACTTCTATAAGAGCTTGTGGTGACGCAAGTGCCTGTGGAGCTAATGTGATTCCAAGAGCATGTAAGAGATCATAACCGAGATCAATAGCTGTGCCTTTTCTAGCTTGGCCTGCTGGACCTACTAGAGCAATATAAAAATTTGGGTACCAAGTTAGATGTGCTCCCCAGGAAAGCCAAACCTTACGTTGAAGAGCTCCAGCTATAGTTGCTACTGCTGTCCATAACTTGAAGTTGTAAGGAGGCTCTGTATTTTCCGTGTACTCAAGAAAACCATCTAACCAGTTTTCTAATCTACGCTCCATCACATCTCCTTAGCTTTCTTAGTTGTCTTCTCTTTCACTCCTTCCCAGGTTTTTTCGAGCAGCTTTGCAACTTTGCTACCCTCTTGATCCACCTGCTTGGATGTAAGATCTTTTCCATTCTTAAATCGCTTAAAAAGAGTTGTGTCCACTGGGATAACGAACTCTCTTCCGTGGGCAACAAGTGGAATTTCCAAGTTGGTTTTAATAAGCTTGACCATTTTGGCATGATCCTCCCAGCTAACTGGTCTAGTGGGGTGGGAAGGACTTGGGATTTGAAATTGTATCTCGTCATGGACTTGTCCTAGTAATTCAATTGGGCTGAATAATTCTGGGTTGTCATAGACATAGCTCATCCCTCTTTCATTGATAACATCCCCAACGGTTCCCTGTGGAATACAAGAGTAAGCTTCTTTTAAAAGCATATGATTTATCTCTCCAAGGAACACAGTCTTTCTACCCATTAGGTTAGTTATGGTTCTGTTCTTGTAGAGTTGCGCCTTTATGCTATCATGATATATTTCTCGAACCTCTGGATAACCTTTGTGGTAGCTCCCCAAAAGAAACTGACCTTCCTTTTCTGGAATCTCTAGTTTTAGAGCTAGTGCTTTGTAACCAATGCCATAGTTAGAGCCATGATTTACTGGTTTAGCCCACTGGCGCTTGGTTTTAGTCCCATCTCCAAGATCGCACATAATCTTAGCAGTATCTTCTGCTTTAATTTCCTGCCAAGTACCACCAAAAATCATGCTGCCAGTTAAAGAATGTGTGTCTACCTCCTCTTCAAAGGCTTGAATCATCTTTCTTACTTTTCCTTGATAAGCAACGATTCTGTTTTCAGCATTAGAAAGATCCATAGCGTAACCAACATAGTGGGGATCCGTCATTAGACACCACAATAACACATGTGGCCAATTCTGCATGTTGGTGCCGGTGCCGAATATATTGCCTGAACTTGAAAGCCTACTGTATCTAGTACCTACTGGATTATAAGAGCAACGAAGACGACCATCAGAATCAAACAACTCAGTTTTGACATAAGTGCCAAGTTGTTTCCTAAGTCTACGGATGTCTAGTATTTTTTCTGCTTCCTTTACCCCTTTTCTCTTCAGTCTTTTCATGGCTATGTTATTGTAGGAGATCTTACCTTTGTTCTTGTAAGGCGTGTAACCTAGCTTTCCATGAAAGTATTCTTTTAGCTGCTTAGGTGAGTTAGGATTTAGCTCTTGTCCTGCAAGCTCATCAAGCTCTTCTCGCTTTCTATGGATCTCGACTTCTAGTTCTAGGCTCTTTTTCCTGATCCAATCAACATCAGCCTTGACTCCATGCTCTTGGAGGAATACCAAGGGTTCTATAATCCCTCGTTGACGATCATATGTCACTAAATTCCCCTGCTCTTCAAGATCCTTGAGTTGAGACTTGAGGGCTATTCGACATACTAAGGAGTCCTTTGCATTGTAAGCCCATCTATTCTGCCATACACCATCCCAGTCTTTTCCTTCGTCTTTGTGAAATGGTAGTTCTGTATGTATGCTTGTTATGAATCCGAGATTTTTCTTGAAATCAGGACAAGCAACCTGCTGAGCTACCATAGTGTCATGACAATTAACAGGACAAATACCATAACGGTTTAAAAGAAAGCTGTTATCAAAAGAAAGGTTCTGACCTACCTTTTCTATCTTGGGATCTTCAAGGACTTTTGCTATTCCTTTCCAGATCTCTAGCTCCTGCTCAGAACTCCAGAGATTTCCTGATTCAGAGGAATAGAATGGAATACTAATAGCATGACGTGGCGTAGTAGAGAAGGAAATGCAATCTACTTGCTTTTTATACGCCTCGATGTCAAAAGCTATTAAAGTAGCTTTTGGTAGAACAGAGTAGATGTAATGGAGAATTCTTGAATAAGGTGGATCTGTTTCAATGATGCATTTATAAGGGGTATAGGTTTTTTTCCTTGCTGCTCCCGCTGCGCGCTTTATGTCAAAACCTATGAGCCATTGATTTAGGTAGATGCATTGTGGTGGCAACACTGTTGACGGATGAAGACATGGTATAACCCATTTTCCTGGAATTAGAGTTGATTCTATTACGCTTCCACGCCAATTATAGATTCCAGTTTTACCTGTTAATGCCTTGAGAGCGATCTCTCCACAGGCTACAATGAAATTTGACTTGAGTTCTGATAGCTCCTGCTGAAGAGCAGAAACATATTGCTGCCCTTGCGGACGAAACTCATGTGCCTTGGAATCCCATCTGGATTGCCAAGCATTATCAAGATCTTTGATTACATAGGTTAGATAGCAATCACTTTTTGTTAATCCTACTTGAGAAAGAGCTTTAGTTAGAATTCGTCCAGTTCCTCCAGCAAAGAGCTCCTTAACTTGAATTTCCCGATAGGTTGGATACTCTCCTACAATAGCTAGTTTTGCGCTGGCTAAGATTCCTGTTGGTGGAAGGAAAGAACCGGCGGAGAAGATATTAAGATTTGTCATTCTTCAGTCTCTTCTCAAGATCTTTTTCTAGTTTCTTCATCACTCTTGCAAAGTTCTCCTCTGAGAAGGTAACAAAGAGAACTTTTTCTAAAAGAGTACTTCGCACTTTCCAGTAGGTTTTATCTTTCTCATTCATAACAACTCCTTTAATTCCCTCAACTCCTCTTGACTAAAAGAAAGAAGCATACTGATGTCAGTTTTCTCTTTGGCTTTTTTCTTCTTCTCGAAAGGGGCGACTCTTTGATTCTGAGAATGGATTATTAGGTCTAGCTGCTTCTGTTTTGATAAAGAAAGAAAGCTTGGCTTTAGTTCATCAGCTCTCATTATGTTCCACCAATGCTATTGTTTTCTTTTCCAATAGATGAACTAGTTTCCATACTCCGATTTCCCTTATCTTTTCCACTACTAAGACTAACATTGGCGGGATTATTTTGACTAACGTCCCTCTTGGACAAAGTTCATGTAAAGCTTCCTTTGTACTTACTGGAATGTCAGTTGTTAGTTTGGTTTTTCTAATCACAATAAAAAGAGCCAGAACTTTTCACTCTGGCTCTTGGTTTGGTTAACTCAATCAGCCGGAATCCAGCGAGCTACTTTGTTCTGCTCCCCATACTGGTCTGAGATCTCAATTTTAAGTTTAGCTACTCCACCCAAACCAATAAGCTCATTCCAGTCTTCAACGTCTTCAATTCCTAAACAGTGAAGAAAGCGTTTTACCTTCAAAGCAGACCACTGTCTTTTCTCAGGATCTGATTGATTTGGATCAACAGTTGGAACGAACTCCTTGAATGGCAGATACAAACCTTCGTCATCACCATAAATTTTGCAGGTCATCATAACCCACGGACGCTCTTTGTCACTGGGATTCTGCTTCTTGCATGTTCCCTTTTTTATCTCAACGATCTCAAACTCGACCGGCTCATCTCCACGATATACATCTGGTTCTGGTACATTCTCCAACTCTTCTTGACTAATTCCAAACAATCCCATGCTAATCTCCCGTTAAATAATTTTAGCTTTTTTCATTATTACCTCTAAGTCTGGCGTCTCGTAGGGTTCTAACAGCCCATTTGCACTTAGCCTTGATCGCGCTAAGTTTACGCCAGTCGACTGCGTTAAAATTCGATAGTCTGCCCCTCCTTTTAATTTCTTTTTTGGATCCATTACCCAGACTTCATCGAAGAGTCCTGGAAGGATGGTTGAATGATCTCCAGTAGCCATAAGACGTTTTTCTACTTGCTTGGTCACCTCGTCTTGTAATATTTTTAGATGACCAGTTACGATTACACTGCAAGGAAGACTAAGCATCTTTGACATACAACGCATTACGTGCTGTTTTTGTGGTGTGTAATCATGTTTCCAACGCGGGGCTTCTCCTGGAATGCCAGCTTTTTTCAACACATCATACATTGCAGCCCTAGAAAAACTGGTAAATGAGTCTAACATATACCAGCCAATGTGATCAAAGTATCCTCCTTTGGCTCTACGATCAAATTCTTTTTCCCACTCGGTAAAAGCGGTAGGATTCATTACGTCGTCATTTTCCCAAGAGTCATCGATAAGAATGTCCCCTGACTCTGCCCATGAGCGAAGGCCGACAGATCCTCCTGGATCGAAACTATCCACATGACATGGTTTTTCTTTTGGTGCTGTAGATAGAAGAAATGTTTTTCCTGACCCTGTTTCTCCAGTAAGAAGGACATTTACTTTCTTTCTTTTGGCCTTGAATTTCTCTCTGAGCTTTGCTTGCTCAGCAGTGAAATCTAGTTTTTTGCTTACACGTCTATCCATTTTGTTCCTTTTTCTTGGGTTGCTATTTTGACTTTCATCTTGCTGGATCTCTTCTTATACTTGTGCTGAAGCTTTCCAATCTCTATGATTGAATTGGCTTTGTTAGAGATGTGTCCAAGAACTACTGTATGAGTTCTTTCTGAAGTTAGTTCATATAATAATTCTTTGATATCTTGATTAGACAAATGCCCCAAGTGACTCCTAATTCTATCTTGAAGCCACTCAGGATATTCGGACTCTAGTAGAAGCTGTTCGTCATAGTTAGCCTCAGTTATCACCACGTCGCTAGTGGCGAAACGGCTAAATATCAACTCATCCAATTTACCACAATCTGTGCAGTAAGTCAAGCGTTTTCCAGTAGGCTGATGGAAAATCATAAAGCCTGTTGGATTCACTGCATCATGATGGATTTTGAATGGGAGAATCTGGCAGTCTCCAATAGCAAAAACATCCTCATGAGAGAAGAAGTTTAATTTTGGAATCTTCTTTACCTTTATTTCGCTTGCTGCATGGGTTAACTCATTAAACCAGACAGGAATATCATAACGACGCGCGATTATTCCTGCTCCTTTTATGTGGTCTCCATGTTCGTGGGTTATTAGGATTCCTTTTAGGTTAATTATTGGGAAGCCTCTTAGCAGGAGACGACGCTCTAATTCCTTACCAGAAAAGCCAGCATCTATTAGAAATGCTGTTTCTGAGGTTTGAACTAGAACGCTGTTGCCAACTGAACCGGAGCCTAAGACTGTGAATCTGAACATAGGTTAACGTCCTTTTCCCAGATGTACCAATGCACTAAGAAGGCTTGGGTTTTAGTTGCTTCATTATCAAGTACGTAATTAAAGCAGCTCAATTTTCCATATGCTCTTTTAGCTAGTAGCAAGTACTCGAACACTTTCTTCCCACTCCAATCAATTCCTCTTTTCATGCCTCACCCATTCTATTATTCGTGCATACCAAGGCTTAACTTCTGCTATAATTTCATCTTTCCAAACCGACCAACGTGGATCATCCGCAGTAGCAAAGTAAGCAAAATTTGTAGCCACAAAAAGGCATTGTGCTTTTTCGATCTCACCATTGATGTTTGTTACCCAATAGTACTTACCTTCTTTTGGTTCGATTTCTTTCATCTAGGCACCTCAAAATACATAGTCGCCTTAACTCTTCCAGCTCTCCAGAAGATTCTCACTGTTTCATAGCAGAAACCAAGAGAATAGATAGGAAACAATGCTGACAGCCAATTCTTTTTAGCTTTCTTAGTCATGATTTAATGCCTCGTAGTTGAGTTCGTCTAGTTTTTCGTTTAGGGCATCAAGAATTTTCTGCGCATATAGAGCTTTTGGGAGCCAATTTTTTGCCCTATCCCATCTAGCATACCAAAGCTTACAGACATCAGTATCTCTGATAGGACAGGTAGCACAAGAGGCCCGATATTCCCGGCACAATGGGCATAGATCTCTGTGTTCAATTCCAAGTGCTCTATCTTCCCAGATTTCAATTGATCTTATTAGCGCTGAGCTCATGTCAAACTCCAAATAGATTTTATCTCTGTATCCTTCACTCGGCCAAACTTTGGAACTCCATTCTTGTTTTTGTGCTGGTAATGTACAGTTAGAGTCTTCCCTATGACAGCATCTTTTCCATGAGTGCGAACCAATTCCCATAATTGCTTCCTAGTAAAATCACTAAGACCGCTATACACGTCAAAAATGTCACCAGTATCCGAGCCAACAACAAAATTACCCAGTTGGTTTTTTGGTTCGCCATTTATTGTATGCTCCTCCTTGACGTCAATAATTTTATAATCATCTTTCTGCTTCGGTTTGAATTTCATGACGTTTGTGGAACGCCGTCTGATATATGGAGCATGTGGATGGCGAATTATTATTCCTTCGTAGCCACTAGAACAAAATGAATCATATTGTTTAATTAACTCTTCAAGATCATTCACTACGGTTGTGAATACTCTCCCAATGATTTCAGATTCTATTGTCCCAAACCAATTACAAAGCTTAGTGATTCTTTCTACTTGGGTATCCTTTTCATCAGTGGCTATGTCAAAGACATGGAACTCAATGTCCTCATGCTTTTGATGAAGGTTAACCGTTCGACTGACGATTGAATGAATATCCTCAAATTCCATTCCGTGACAGTAGAGTTCTCCATCTAATTCATAAGGACAGTTTAGCCGTTTTAGTTCCTCTTGGATATGGGGCACTGAATAGATGATATCTTCGGTTGAGGAGAGCAATAAGCCATTCTTGTATCTGCACCTCTCACCGTCTAGTTTAGGTTGCACTATTACCGGCCACTGGTTCCATGCATTTCTCCAGCCTCCTTGGAGTCGCTTTTCTTCAAAGGGATAGCAGAGCATGGAACCAATACGCTTTCTAGTGTGATACATTTTTTCTCTCTGCGACTTTTCTTGCTTTTTCGAGAGCAGCACTAAGAGCCGTAAGTTCTTGCATTCTACGGTAGGGCCAGTTGTTCCTAGGAAAAATAAATGCCATACGTACGCTAATACTGCTTAGCTTATTATCCATTTGCTAATACCTTCTTTATTGCCTCAGTAGTTCCGATTCCTCCAGCAAACCACCGGCCATTAGAAAAGAATAGCTTTCTTCCTATTCTTCCCAAAAGAACTTGGTCCCCAGCAAAAGACGGCTTAAAATAGATGCTTCCAGATCGTGGAGTGAAAGAGTCAAATTTGTACGCGGAACCAGTTTTTGTTACAAGAAACTCACCTTCTCTTATTAGCTCAGGGATTGTGTCTAAATCTAATGATTCTAAGTAAACTCTAGTAATAGCCTCCACTCCTGTTAAGCTATTTCGCGGACGTATATAGGATAATATTTCTTCTTCAGTTAGCTTATTCATTAGTCACTCCCTTTACAACTCGTACAGCTTTGTCTATACAAGCTTGTTGGACTTCTAGGTATTCATCTTCTCTTCGTGTAGTCCAGTTATGCCTAGTAGACCGAAAATACGGATTTTCGGTTGAGTAAAACCTATGTTGGTTAATATGTACATTTGAATGATCTATAAGAAAATCAACTCTTCTTAAATCTATCCCATGATATGGTTCTTCGAAGACATAGGTTTTATCTAAAGGCTTGTATATAAACTCTAGTGCTTCTTTCTCAGTTTTCACTCTTACATCTCGGGCATTTTGGAAGAAGAACTATTTTAGATTCCATTACTTTTCTCGGAACCCACTTCACAGTTCCGCACTGAGTGCAGACACAGAGATTCCACAAGCCTTGTTCTCTATTAAGTTCATTCTGACACTCTTCACAGACACTAAGAGAAATATAACTTCCTTGAAAAGGAATGCACACTACATTAATCGTTCTGTGATTCTCTCCTGTTGGATCATTCTTGTGATCAACGTCACAGCAGCTACCATGATGATCAAGAGCTATTGAAAATTGATCTTCTTCACTTAGGTTCTTTCTATGCTTCTGGAATTCTTTTTCCTTCTTCATAATGTTCACAATTGAAATTTTGGTTTAAGGTGTCCCAATCCTGAACTCTCGTAGTCTCTGTAAGGTTTCCCAGAAATGGGTGCTTGGTTGTTTTAGTCTCAAAACAACTTTCATGATGACATGTAGGCTCTGGAGGAGTTAAGTCACTGAACCTCTTTATATTAATGTTTGCTGCCCTATTACGGCGTTCTATCGCACACCTTAGCTTCTGATTACTATGAACACAGTCTTTACAGAATTTCTTTTTCTCTTTCAATTTCTCTATAATCCCATCATTAAGCATAGCTTCTTTCAAATAATCCATCTTAAAATCCTTCCATTAGTTGAATTGCTGGAATTTCCAGTGACTGCTGCGGTCCGAACTCCTTATGAAAAAGCTGAGCTTTTGTTGCTCTTATACTAGCCCACGCAGCATCTTTACTCCAAGCATCTGGTGCGGCTATTGTTGGCATGATTTCAATAGTCACCCCATTGTGATCGGTGAGTCCGGGAGGATAAAGTTTTCCTTCTTTATGAAGATGCCCTTTTCTCAATAGCTTCCTTCTAACTCCTATTATATCGTGATCAATGATATGTGTTAAAAGTTGATCCACTAACCTAGTTGCCGGAGCTGTATCGCCATGATGATAACCAAAGAATGAGATCCCCCACTGGTTGAACTTCATCTTGTGCTGAGAGTCATTTATAACTACCCTTTTCTCATTTCGATACCCAAATTTTAACAGTGCTTGAAGCCAGATGGCACTATGGTAATCATGATTACCAAATACAACTATTACTTTGACTTTCTGTGCGTGCTGAAGAGCTAGGTCAATAGCAGCACAAAAGGTTTCGATGGTATAGTCGACTGCTTTTGGATACCGACCATCCACGTCAACTTTATTATGCCCTCTTTCAGTTTCGTTACTTCTGTTATCAGAGTGCTGGTTGTCTCCAAGAAGGACTAAAACTATTTCCTCAAGATCATTGAAGACACTGAAGATGCGCTCTGAGGCTCTTTGCACTAGTTCTTTAGCAATCTTCAGATTATAGTTTGCTCCTGTCTGCTTTGCCCAAGAATGCATTCCCATGTGGGTGTCAGCTATGCACCATTCGAGCATTAAGTTTTTGTTACTAGTTTTTGGTGGAGCAAATTTCCGTTTGAAGGTTGGTTTGTTTTTTCTGAGTGCTGCTATTAAATCATCTGTGTTGAAACCATCAGCCTTAGATCTGACCCACTCGCGGACTACATTGCCTTCTTTGTCAAATTGTTGCGTTCTCGCTACTTCTACCATTTAAACCCTCCTTTACCTGGGTTAATTTCTCGATAAAAAAGCCAGTCCAGAGACTTTCACATCCTGGACTGGCAACAAGAAGGTCTAGCTGTGATCTGACTCATGATCAGAACAGGGAACTAGACACGGCTGTTTCTTAGACTTCCAGAGCAGCAAGCATTTTACGAAGCGCCTGTTTCTCCTCTTCTGTTCCTTCGGTGGCTACCTTGTGGCATTTATTCAGGAACTCTGCTTTCGGATCCCTTTTTGCCTTCGGGTAAACCTTTCCAGGATACCATTCGTTCACGATGCCCTGAATCTCAGCTACTTCCTTCCCTTCTTTTATGGCTTTGCGAATAACGGCTTGTACTTTGGATTTGGCCGTTGCCAAGAACATTTCATGAACAACCTGTTCTCCAACATTTTCCATCTCCATCAATTCAACTACACCATAATCAAGAATTCCTACTTCTACTTCTACTCCTTTAGCTCCTACTTTCATTGTGTTCTCCTGTTGGTTTTGGGTTTTAGTGTAAGGTATTGTAATCTATTTTTTCTCTTTTGTCAAGGAAAAAATAAGCTCTGGGTTGATTTTTTAATAGAGGGCCTTGACCATCCGGGCATGAAGCGTCCAGAATTCCCTTGTTCTGGCCTGCTGCCAGCCCTTGGGCCACCACCTTTTAGCTCGTTGGGCACATGGCTTTACCATGAAAGTTATGTCACTGTAAGCTACCACTTGCCTCCTGCTGAATCCTGCATAAAGTTCTTTCATACCATAACATCCCTTGGAAAATATTTATCCCTATAAGCAGCGTAAACTTCAGCTCTTTCACGTAAACGCATGTTGATCCAGCTGATAGATGTACGTGTGTATCCATCTGCGAATAGTTTTTGTCGTAACCTATTAGCGATTGGTGGATCTATTGAAAAATAGTCATAAGCAATAGTCCGATGTTCTCTAGTAGGTTCCTTCGCCTCTTTCAACTTTTCTTCCTCCAAGCAGTTTGTTGCCAGCCTCTAAGTAACGAGCTTGTATGCTATTGGGGTTGCGAACCGTCCACAGCAATCGCAACGCCAGCCGCGCACGTTATGCTGAGGTTCCCCTGGTTCTCCATACCTATGTCTTCCTGAGCAGATAGCCTTACCTGGAAACTTTAGCAGGTATTGCACTCCTGGTTTCCGTGGTGGCTCTCCCCTGATCCAACTACTCATAAAACACCTCTATCTCTGCTCTTTCAACTTTTCTTCCTCCAAGCAGTTTGCTGTTTGAGCCATTCAAAATATCGGCAATACCACCAACCTTTATAGCGGCCTAGACTCCACGTGAACCTATCAGCAACTAAGCAAGAGTCTTTTGCATCACCGCAAGTGAATATTCTTTTAGTCTTTTTCATCTCCTTAGTCCTCTACCAGGTCTTCTGGATTTGGCATCTGAATGACTGTTTCTTCCCTGTCAATGAGATCAAGTATTTCCTCTCCTAGTCGGTCGTGAGCTAATCGTTGCTCTACAACGGGCGTTGGAATTAGCTTTGGTTTGACTGTCGGTATTGTAGCGACTCCGAAGCAATTTGTCAAGTAATTTTGAGCTTCAGTGATATTTTTAAACTGAAGCTCTGGATAATCTTGAACAATTGCCTCAAAAATCTGCCTGAGGGCATAAGACACTATGTCGGATTTTGCCTTTGGTGGCAAGCCGTTGGTGACCAAAAAGCGGGCTATGGTAGCAGCTACCTCCGGGTCACAACGGGCTGTTATTGAATAGCGGGGCATTTTTCTTACCTCACATTATTGAATGCCGTTATAGCCACATGTGTAGCTTCTTTTCTCTTAATTACTATTTTAGCCATTCTTCGTATTGCAGTTTTAGGCGTAATGTGACTACCGAAGGCCATGACTAGTGCTACTTGCTCTTGCTTCCTGTTCTCGAAGACATTAGCTGACATGAAATAACTTTTCATTTCCCAGGTTCTCCTTTTCCTTTTCTTTCAACAATCTTCCTTCTCATCCGTTTTCTCTGTTCTTTCTGTTGGTCTGTCAGAACTGGTTCCTTTTTCTCAGTAGCAGAGAGATAAGAGGGAGAAGTTGGAACAGAACTTGCCACGGAATCATGAACTAAGGCAAAAAGAACGCAGGAAAGGAAAAAAGCTAAGGCGGTTAAGAGTGCTTTGGTTTCTGGTTTCATTTTATCGCTCCTTGGTTAAGATGTTCCAGAGATAGCTAATTATCGCGCCATTAAAGCCACCAATTAATGGCAAACAGAACACTAGACCTATAGGCCATAAGATGACAAGCATTAGACCTAAACCAAGCCACTTATCGGGCACCCAATTTGCTGGTTTGACTCCTACCATACGACCTTGTTGGATTAATAAAAAGGCTACTATAAAGTGTGGCGATAGTAAAGGTGCAATGGAGATAAACCAATCTAACAAAATCATGACAATTTCCTCAGGATAGGAATTATAGGCATCTTCTTGCCTTCTTCTTGCTCTTCTCTTAGTTTAGCTTCAGTCGCGAGATTTCTAGCTCTCAGAGCTACCAATTCCCAAGCGTGCTGCTGCTCTGGTGGGAGCTCCTGGTAGTGTGGCGGCGTTGGTTCCCAGTCACGACAGCCACGACAGTAGGCTAGGTAAGCTGCCACTGGTGCGACGCTGGCTGATTTAGTCAACCAACAGGCTTCTGCCACTGAGTGCCAAACGTTATCCCAAGAATCCGAATTACTAGGCGGTCGATTCATTCGGACTCCAAAAGCCGGATCTCGCATTATTACCTCTTCCCCTGGACCAAAGTTAACTGCTTCGTATTCATGCTTGGAAACTAAGATTACTGATCCAAGAACAGCTTTCTGATAGACCGCTTTGCAGACTAATCCCGCCTGAAATTCCCACTCTTGGACTTCTTTCCGCACATTCCATTTCGCGTCTCTCTGAATGAGAGCTAACCATTCATTTCTGGTCATAATAAGCCTCCATTTTCGCCATAATCTCCACATGCTCCTTCTGAATTGCTGAGACTTTTTCCCAATCACTTAACGCTTTTGATCGCGTTATTTCCAGTATTCTAATATAGGAATCTTGTAGCAACTCCGCTAGCTTAAGCGCGCGCTCTGCTTTATGCATTTTCGATTTCCTCTCTAGCGTATAAGACGGTTGCCTCGAATTCTTCTTTAGACAATGAAGCAAGATATCTCTTCAGTGGAAGAGGAAGAGGAGCAGAGGAGATTGTTTTTTCTCTTTCTGCTTTCTTTCCTTCTTCAACTTTAGTAATCTTGTTTTCAAGAAGAAACCTAGCCTTGTTGATTCTAGCGAATTCTTCTCTTCGAGTTTGGATTTCTCTAATTGCTCGATGAAGTTCAGCAGATGCGGCTCTTTCTCTGAATTTCCACCCTTTGATTTCTTCCTTCAGAGATTCTTCTCTTGAAAGAATCTCTGCACAGATTTCTTTATCTGTCTGGTGTTGGTTAGTCATAGTGTTACTCCCAAGAGATGCCGGTACCTAGACGGGCCCAATTGTCGTTGCTTGCTGATTTTCCTACTCGTGTAAAAACCCTATACCCTTCAGCTAAAAGAGTATAGGCTGTCTCTTTTTTCAGCCGACGGGCGAAGAATACGCTGTAACACTCCTGTTTACAAGAGCATTCAATGTGTTTATGTGCATATATTAACTCTTCCTTAATCTTTTGCTTCTTCGCCTTTGCAGTCGTTGCTCTTGCTTTTCTCGCATTCATTATTCAAACCTCCCTACTTCAAGCCAATCATTTCTCGGAACTTCTCTTGCTTTCCCTTGATCTTTTTTCACTAACCAAGGTTCTTCTTCATATTTGCCACCACTAAGAACGATCTTAGCAGGTTTGAGAAGATTTGTCAAGATGATTTTTGTCGCTTTCTGCTGCTCAGGTGGTCTGGTGATAGAGAGAACTTTCTTTCCTCTTCGGTTCTCAAGAATGGCAAGAGGGATGCCGGAAACAAAAATGGTGATTTCCTGCCCGGGAATACCACGAAAAGAGATGTTGGCATTTTTGAATTCTCTTTCATTCATTCTCCAGAACATTCGGACAAATGGCTGGGAGGTGGAGAGAGTTTTTTGATTTAACTTCATGTCTTTTCTCCCTTTTAACTAGAAACCCATTGACGAAACTTGGACATTGTTGTAGGCAGTACTTTGTTTCTTTTTTCCATCTCACTCCAAGATGTTTCTTTTCTCTTTACCATCCTTCTAGCTTCTTGATAA